CCAACTGGATGGCGTGTGCGCTACAGGGTGGTATCTTGCCACCTGTCGAAGTATACTGGGAACTAGCCAAAGATGAGGCACAGCCTGACTTTAAGAAGCACACTCGTGGCTACCTGTTGCATGAGACTGAGCCTATGCCAGCAATGACAGAAGAACAGGCGATTGAATATCTGATTATGAAAGATTGCCCACAGTCCGTATGGAAATCGTGGGACGAGGGCAACCGCCCGAAGATGGTAATCTGCAAGAAGTCGCAGTTGCCAACAACTCGTGAGTGGCGCAATTCATGGCGCATCTCCGACGACTTAGACCTAGCAGCATAAGGAGTAAATTATGCCAACAACATACATCGTAGACAAGGACGGGAACCAGATTGACGCTTCCACGGCTACCGTTCCATCTGACCGTCACTTTCGTGGTGCATGGTCTATTAGCGGAAGCGTAATCTCTGAGGACATGGATAAGGCCAAAGAAATCTTCAAGGATAAAATCCGTGAGGTACGTAAGCCACTGCTTGAAGCTGAAGATGTTACCTACATGAAAGCACTTGAGTCTGATAATGCAGATGCAAAGGCAGCTTCAGTGTTGATGAAGGAAACATTGCGTAATGCACCAGCAGCGGCAGCAATTGATGCGGCTACTGACATTGCAACCCTCAAGGCCGCTTGGGATGCAGACACTCTGGGCGACTCGCCTTACGCATAAGGAGATAAAAGGTGGCACTAACTAAAGTAAACAGAGGTGGGTTAAACACCGGCATTTCTGACTCTAGTAATGCCACCTTTCTCACAGTGGACACTTCTGAACAAGCTGTAATTAAGTCTGAAGGCGGCGCTGCAACTACTTCTGTTCAGCAGGGGCTGTGCAAAGCGTGGTGTTTTCTTGATGGTTATGATGCCGTTATCCACGACTCATTTAATGTCAGCCACGAGACAGATGAAGGCGCTGGCGCACATCAGGTTAGCTTTACCAGTAATATGAACAATGTAACTTTTGCTATAGCTAACAACAGGTCAAGGAGTGATACCGGCAGGACCCCATACGATGAAATGACTTGTAACGACAAAGCAACTGACGGGTTTTCTCTCAACACATCGCAGACATCAAACAACACCGCGCAGGACAACAGTATTCTTGATGCTCATGTCATGGGAGACCTCGCATAATGCCGTACATAGGTAAATCACCAGAGTTTGGTGTTCGCAACCGCTACGTCTATCAAGCCACCGCCGGTCAGACGAGTTTTAGTGGATCGGATTCTGATTCGCTGGTTCTGTCTTACTCCGACAGCATGTACATGGACGTGTACCAAAACGGTGTTCTATTGAAGCCTGGGACAGACTACACAGCCACAACGGGTACGACTGTCGTGCTGGTTACCGGGGCATCCTTGAACGATGTTGTCGAGATGGTGGTGTACGATGCGTTCTCCGTTGCTGACTCGTACACGAAGACAGAGAGTGACACCCGCTACCCGTTCAAGGGCAATGACAGCATTATCCGCCTGAATGGCCAGAGCATCGACGCTGACATCACAATCGACAGCGATGAGAATGGCGTGTCGGCTGGACCAATTACACAGAATGCCACCGTCACTGTTAACGGATATTGGAGCATCGTATGACCAGCGTTCTTAATGTAGACACGATTGCTTCGAAGGACGGTACGTCTGCTGTGACGCTGACGAAGCAAGCTGCCACGAAAGCGTTTCTTAAATTTGAACAGGCTGGTCCTACCGTTCATCAGAGTTTAAATATTGCGAGTGTCACAGACTCTTCAACTGGTAGATTTATCACCAATTTTACATCCAGTTTTACTGGTGCAGATGATTATAATTTTACAGGAATGAGTCAGTCCGGTAGCGCCACTGCGTATAACACGACAGTCACATTGGATGGCACTCCTACAACTAGCACTTGCTCTTACGAGCAGGTTTTTAATAACTCTAGTTTTAGTGACAGAATATGTGGCGTTGATAACAACGGAGACCTCGCATAATGGCAAGCGTACTCAAAGTCGATGAAATGCAGGGTGTAACCAGCGCAGGTGATATCACGATTACCAGCGAAGGTGGCAGTGCAACCATGCAGTTGCAGCAGGGGCTAACGAAGTGCTGGCATGTCGGTGTTGCTGATGGAACATCTTTACAAGATTCGTTTAATGTGGCGTCAATGACAGACCAAGCCTCTGGTCGCCAAATAATCAGCCTTACTAACAGCATGAACAATGCAGACTACAACATACAAGTAACACCCGGAACTAATAAATCAGAGCCTTTCTTTACTACTGTAGCAACAGGTTCCTATCGCAGTTATATTTTTGACGAAGGCGCAAATGATTATGTTGATGCTATTAATGCGTCACTAGTTCATGGAGACCTCGCATAATGGCCAGTGAACTGAGAGTAAACACCCTGAAGGATGCCGCTGGTGCGAACAGCGTGGCGATGGAGTATGTTGCCAACGGTAGTGCGAAAGGTTGGATTTACGGAACGTATAGTGGCGGCGCACCGTCTGACGGGAATAGTCTTAACGTCAGTAGTCTCACTGACAACGGTGTAGGATGGCTGCAAATAAACTTCTCCAACTCTTTCGGCGGCGTGGATTATGCGGTCAATGCAAACACCAGACAGTCAATTAGCGTGGATGCGTCACAGAACATTCTGAATAATTCGTCATCTCAAGCAGAGCCAAGATTTTATGAATCTAGCACAACTGCAACCGACCCAAGCCACTTCTATTGCGTGATGCACGGAGACCTAGCATGAGTAAGGCAGCAGAACTCGCCGCACTGATTGGTTCGCAGTCGGCGCTGTCGAACAGGAACATGATAATTAACGGTTCAATGGCTATTAGCCAGAGAGGAACCAGCAGCACTGGTCAGGGTGCATCTGACTTGTTTCTTGTTGACCGCTTTCACCTAAATACAAACGGCAACTCTGCTGGCAGGTTTACTGTCACACAAGAATCTGATGGCCCAAGCGGCATACCTAATTCTTTAAAGCTGGCTTGTACCACAGCCGACACCTCCATTGCAGCTAGTGAAAGGTTTTTCATTGAGCAAAGATTAGAGGGGCAAAACCTACAACGTATAAAAAAAGGTACCAGTGATGCACAGGCAATCACTGTGTCGTTCTATGTAAAGGGCAACGCATCAGCCACATATGTCGTAGGTATTTACGACAGTGACAACAGTCGTCAGATTGGCGCACAGTTTTCTGTGACGACATCGTGGAACAGGGTATCTGTTACATTCCCCGCAGATACAGGCGGCAGCGCATTAGATGATGACAATGCCGAAAGCCTGTCGCTTCGTTTCTACCTGCACGCTGGTTCGACCTATACCGGCGGCACATTGCAGACAACGTGGGATACTGCTGTAAATAATGAGCAAGTAGGCAGTGGAACCACCTCTTTCTTTGACAGCACCAGCCGCACATTTTTCCTGACCGGCGTCCAGCTTGAGGTAGGCGAGACGGCCACGCCGTTTGAGCATGAACCCTATGGGGTCACGCTTCAGAAAGCACAACGCTATTATCTCTCTGTCAAAAACCAAACAAACTATGCGCCTATTGGCGTGGGTCGGGCTTGGTCAGGCACAAACGGTAATGCAGCATATTATTTCCCCTGCGAAATGCGGTCCAATCCTACTGTCAGCGTGGCGTCTCTGAGTAAGTTCGACATTGTTCCGTCCGGTGGGAACCCGACAGCAGTGCAGAACGACGGTGGCAATTTGCAGTCCGTCAAAGTCGGATTTCAACAGACTGCCGGTATTACCAACGGTGCCTTTTATCAGTTTGAGTTTGGCAACAATACTGATGGCGATTTGCGATTTGATGCGGAGTTGTAAGAATGAATGAGATGAACATTACATCGGCACAGTATGTGGTTGGCCCAGATGGCTCAAACATGAGCATTACGATTGTGGTCGGTGGCGAAACACTGTCTGTGCCTAATAACACCCCCGGCAACCGCCACTACGACGAAATCATGCGACAGGTCGCAGCCGGTACCTTGACCATTGCGGATGCCGACTGATGTTTTTTAGCACGTCCACTTTCGCTGATGCGGCGTTTTCCTCCCTGCCGCCAGAGCAACTGTTT